TACGGCACCGACAGCGGCACCAACAGATGGAACTTACTGGTTTGACCTTGCATCAAGCAGTTACGGTTTATTTGAGTGGTCACAGACTAATCAATCATTTACAACAATTACTCCAACACTAATCACTTCAACAAGTGACCTAGTTGGCGGTGTCTCAACTGGTGCACCAAAAACTTCAATCGGTGTAATTGGTGATTACGCAATCAACACAACACACGTTACTAACAAGATCTACAAGAAGACAGCAAGTAACACTTGGGTGCATGTTGGTTCAGAAGCATGGCACACATCTTTACCGATTGTGACAGTTGCTTCAGGAACTACAGTAACAAGTGGTCACAAAATGGTTATGAACGGTGTTGAAATTACAACAAGTGGTACAACACTTGCCAACGTTGCGGCAAACATCGGATCAAGTGTAACAAACGTTACAGCGAGTGTAAACGCAACAACAGGAAACTTAGAAATCTTCCACAATGGTAGAAATTTAGGTGACTCAACAGGTGGTGCTAACACAATTAGATTTGAAGCGAAATCAGGAACATTATTAGCAGACCTAGGAATTACAGCAGGTGTTAAAAATGGTGTAAAACTTCTACAAGAAAGCCACACTAACAGACCAACTTGGAAGACAGCAGAAGAAAACAGACCTAACGGTTCTGTTTGGTTCAAGACTACTTCTGCAAACTCAGGTGCGAATTTAGTGGCAAAACTTTACAGCACAGCAAGTGCTAGTTTCTCAACAGTTGCTAGTCCACTTCACAGCAATCATCATTCAGCAATCTTTAATTTAGATCCAGCGAATGGTGGAACAGGTTTAAGCACAGGAACAGTGTACGCACAATACAACGTAACTGAAGAAAGCATGGGTGCTGATGTTTCAGGTGTTGCAGACACAACTCCGAACCTTGCAGACTTCCAATTTTTCAGATACGAAGGTGGTGCAACTACAATTACAAGTAAAAATACTTCACCATCTTTTACAAGTGGAGAAAAATTTAAAATTGCTGAATCAGTAAAAAATCAGGAAGCATTAAACACAGCGGTCGAAATTACACTTGCTGGTACTGGTGCTGATGACTTTATTGCGGCAGTAAACGGTGCAGGATTCACAAACGTAAGTGCAAGTAAATTGACTACAGGTGAAATTACTATGACGCACAAACTGGGCGGTGAGTTCAGAATGTTTGACACGCAAGGAACACCATTAGCAGATGCAGGTTTCAGTGCAACATCGGCTCACAGTTATGGAACATACACAGCGAACAGTTCAACTTTGATCGATAACTTGTATGATCTACCAACAGGTGAAAGCCTTGACTCAAGTGCTAACACAGGTATCATGGCAAGTAACTGGAAGAGATTAAGTTACACTGCGTCTACAAGTGCGCCAACTAATGAGCCAGCAGATGGTACTTTATGGTATCACACTTCAACTGATGAAGCAGACATCTTGGCACACAATGGTACAACATGGGTTGGGTACAAAACAGCGTACTCAGGTACAGATGCAAGTGGTCCACAGTTCAGTGCAACAGCACCAACTACACAGGCAAATGGAGATCCACTTGTAACTAACGACTTATGGATTGATACAAGTGATCTTGAGAACTATCCAAAACTTTACAAATACAACACAGCGGCAACGATAAGTTCAACTAACACAGCGAACCAAGTGGCAGTGACAACTTCAGGTGCGGCATGGGAACTAGTTGACAAAGCAGACCAAACTACAGAAGACGGTATTGTTTTTGCAGATGCTAGATATCATACAACGGCTGACAAGGCTGATTCATTATCAACAGGTGGTGCAGGATCACCAAGTACAATAAAAGACTTGTTGAGCGATGGATTCTTAGACCCAGATGCTCCAAATCCAGACAACTACCCACAAGGTATAATGTTATGGAACACAAGAAGATCTGGTTTCAATGTAAAAGAATACAAAAACAATTACATCACAACTACGAAATACCCAGGAAGCGGATCAACTGGTTTAGGTAACATCAGAGCAAGTAATGAGTCAGTAGCGAGTTACTACCCTGACAGATGGGTTACTAAATCAAGCAACAATGCAGACGGTTCTGGTTCTTTTGGAAGAAAAGCACAGAGAAAAGTAATTGTTGAACAATTAAAATCAGAGATCGACACTAACCAAGCAATCAGAGAAGACCAAAGAGGTTACAATGTAATTGCTTGTCCTGGTTACCCAGAGTTGATCCAAAACATGATTAACTTAAACACAGACAGAAACAACACAGCGTTTGTAGTAGGAGACACACCTATGAGATTAGAAGGTACGTCTACTAAATTACAAAACTGGGCAAACAACACAGCGTCAGCACTTGACAACGGTGAAGATGGCCTAGTAAGTTCAAGTGATTACTTGGGTGTGTTTTATCCATCTGGTTTAACTACAGACAATGCAGGAAAATCAATTGTTGTTCCACCATCGCACATGATGTTGAGAACATTAGCAAACAACGATAACATCGCTTTCCCATGGTTCGCACCATCAGGAACAAGAAGAGGTGTTGTTGACAACGCTACATCAGTTGGTTACATTGACACAGCGACTGGAGAATTCGAAACAATATCTGTTACGGAGTCAGTGAGAGATTCAATGCATGAAGTGAAGATTAATCCAATCACTTTCTTCTCAGGTGCAGGAATTGTAAACTTCGGTAACTTGACTAAAACATCAGCAAGTTCGGCCTTAGATAGAATAAATGTTTCGAGATTAGCAGTGTATCTAAGATCACAATTAGATGCAATCGCTAAACCGTTCATATTTGAACCAAATGATGAACTAACAAGAAACGAAATCAAAGGTGCAATAGAATCATTCTTATTAGAATTAACAGGTCAAAGAGCATTGTTTGACTTCCTAGTAGTTTGTGATGACACGAACAACACTGCTACAAGGATTGACAGGAATGAACTGTATGTAGATATAGCAATTGAGCCAATCAAATCAGTTGAATTCATTTACATACCTTTGAGAATCAAAAACACAGGAGAAATTGCAAAGTTAGGGAACTAATTTTGAATAAATAGGAGAAACAGATGGCAATATCAACTTTATCAAAATTCACAGTACCACTAGCAAACGATCAAAGTTCAGCATCACAAGGATTGTTGATGCCAAAACTACAGTATCGTTTTAGAGCGATCCTGGAGAATTTTGGAGTATCAACACCAAGATCAGAACTAACAAAACAAGTTATGGACATAACAAGACCTAACTTGACTTTTGACACAGTAACATTAGATGTTTACAACTCAAAAGTTTATACAGCGGGTAAACATACTTGGGAACCAATAACAATTACATTGAGAGATGATGTCAACAACTCAGTTACAAAACTAGTTGGAGAACAGATCCAGAAACAGTTTGATTTCTTTGAACAAGCATCAGCGGCATCTGGTATTGATTACAAATTCACTGGTAGAATTGAAATGTTAGACGGTGGTAACGGAGCAAGTGCACCAAATGTATTAGAAACATTTGAACTATATGGTGCGTATGTTGAAAACGTGAACTACAACACTCTAGCGTACAACACTTCAGAGCCAGCAACTATCACAATGTTAATAAGATACGACAACGCAATCCAAACTCCAACAGGAACAGGAATTGGTACAGCAGTTGCAAGAACAATTGGTACTTTAAGTACTGGTGGTGGACAGTAATTAACACAATTAAGTTAGCAATTATAACATCAAAAGCGTCTTTATAGACGCTTTTTTTGTGGCCATAAATACCTATATGCCAAGCATAAACAATTTTTTAAAAGGGTTTCAAGACGGTCTTCCAGGGATGAAAGACTACCAACACGCATCAAGATTGTACATAGACAACAATTACAAATTGATGCCAAAGCAGAAGTTCTTGTTTCATGTGGTATTCAACACAGACGAGACGTTGTTCGTCAATGGTTTCAATGCTAACGAGAGATATCAACTAAACATGTTGGTCAAACAGTGTGACATGCCCAAGTACAATATGAGTTACGAGGAGAAGGTGCAGTACAATAAGAAAATGTATGCAGGCACTAGAATAGCATACGAGCCAGTCAATATAACATTCCACGATGACCACGCCGACACTGTTAATGCATTCTGGAAGAAATACTATGAATACCACATAGCAGATTCTATAGGAATGAATAGTGACCTGACAATATCAAACACCAAGGATGACTACTATAATTTTGGTGATGCAAGACAGACAACCAAGTTTGGTATGGACACACCTAAAGTAAGACAGAAACCATACCTTAAAGGTATCGAAATATTTGTACTACACAAACAGAGATTTACGTCAATGACATTAGTCAACCCAGTGATAGGATCATTCTCACATGATAATCTTGATCAAGCAGATGGCGGAGGCGTATTAAACAACACAATGCAGATTCTTTATGAAACCGTAATCTACAAGTCAGGCATAGTAAACAAAAATAATGTGCCAGGTTTCGCCACAATAAATTATGACCATTCTCCAAGTCCACTTACAGTATTAGGTGGTGGAACAAACAGTATCTTTGGACCAGGTGGTGTGGTTGATGGCATAGGTTCAGTAATAAGAAATGTGCAGTCAGGCAATATCCTGGGTGCTATATTGACTGCATCAAATACCTATAACAATGCAAAGAAAATTAAAAAATCAGATGTAAAGGAAGAACTAAAAGGCATAGCCAAAGACGGTGTGCTTGAGGTTGCAAAACAGGCAGGAACAATAACAAACCCAGTGGCGCAGTTCTCCGTTGGTGCCGCGGTATTGGGTGCAACAGCACTAGCCACTGCAAGAGGCACAGCAGACAACAAGAATCAAGCAGACAACACTGTGATATCAAATCCGGCTGTTGGCACAGCAAACTTTTTAGGTCCAGACGAATCTTTCAATCTAGTAACGAATGATGAAAACGTAAGAGATGAGATAGCGGCCGGCATATACTACAAAGACATAGGTTCTAGGAAAGGATTGACAGTTGCACAATCAAACGTTGAATATGAGGGTTCATCGGACAATGTTAAAAATGTATACACTAGCAAGGCAATTACTAATGTGAGAAAATTAGTCATAGAAGGTTATATCAAGATTGAGAGACAAACACTAGACGTTGAAATAGCAACAGAGAAAGCAACATTATAATGGAAGAATTCTACACAAATCTACCAGTAAAAGATAAGGATGCCTTAGAGCAAACGATTCAAAAATTAACGACCACACAATACGAAACAAACTATGAATTCAACGTTGGCGAATACGATAGCACCATAGCATTCTTTGTTAAACGTAATTTTTCTAGGACATCGGCAGAGTCAATAGCGTATGCGATACTGTCGCAGGCCAAGATAGACAACATCAAACCACAACAGATTCTTGATCAACTGACTTACGCCTCGCCTGCATTGTTGTCGGAACTAATCACAATTATATTAAATGCCAACAGATACAAGTCAAGTAGACTGGGTGTGAGGAAAACACTGGCTACTAAAGAGACAGTATCTAGAAACATCATAGACTAATGTTACCGAGATTTGCTAGGGGCAAGTTCTCTCCCAAAAATTCAGAGAAGTACGTAGGCACCAAGACACCAACATACAGGTCAAGTTGGGAACATGCTTTCATGAGGTTGTGTGATGAACATCCTAATGTTTACCAATGGGCGTCAGAGTCTATCAAGATACCTTACAGACATCCATTTACAGGCAAATACACTGTGTACGTTCCAGACTTTTTCATAGTGTATCAAGACAAGGAAGGACGAAAACATGCCGAGATGGTCGAAGTAAAGCCAATGAGTCAAACTTCTATGGAGTCAGCAGGCAAAAGTTTAGCAAAGAAAAAACAGGTTGTAATCAATATGGCCAAATGGGAGGCCGCAAACGCATATGCTAAACAGAGAAAAATAAGATTCAGGGTTGTGTCAGAAGAACAGTTGTTCCATAACGGCAAACGTAAGTAAATAACACAATGACAAAGAAATTAGAAGACATACTAAATTTACCAAATGTCAAAGAAGCATTCAAAGAAGTAGATAAGAAGGAAAAAGACAAGAAGATTAAAGAGGCTAACGGACAACATGCTTCTGCTAAAAACCTAGATCCACAGACGCAGAAAAATCTACAGAAAAGTTATGCAGAGTTTGACAAGGTTGCGGCCGCTTTACCACAGGTCAAGGGACTTGGAGAATTAAGTGATCTAGAACTGGATAAACTGGCTATTGAAGCAGAAGAAAGTTATAAAAATTTAATGGACCTAGGTATGAATGTTGATTCTAGGTATTCAGGGCGAATATTTGAGGTTGCAGGGAATTTCCTTAGAAACGCCATAGACGCCAAAAGCGGCAAAATAGACAAGAAACTGAAAATGATTGAATTACAACTTAAAAAGCAGAAGTTAGATCAGGGCAACAAAGACGGGGGTCCAGTAGAAGAAAGCGACGGATTTGTCATCTCAGATCGTAACGAATTAATGAAGAAACTACTTAAAAAAGACTAAATATTGCATATGAGCACGTTTAAAGACTACCTAACAGAATCAACAAAGTCATATGACTATAAAATAAAGATTGCTGGCGAGCCTAAAGACATTGACAAAAATGCTTTAGAAACAGCATTACAAAAATTTGACTTGGCGAGCATGTCAGCAGGCAAAAGCACGCCAATCATGACTCTGCCTTTGGACTTTCCAAGATTAAGCAACGAGCAAGTGACTATATTTGATGTTACTACAAACTATCCAGAGTCACCAAGAGTTATGCATGAATATCTTTCAGACTTACTAAGGATTCCAATGACACACATCGTTGTTAAGAAGCCTGGAGAGCCATCTGAGCAATACCAAGACGAGATGCAGGTTGCTAAGAAGTCAGAGTACGCTACAAAATTACAAGATGTTGAAATGAAAGACGCACCAAAAGTAAATCCAGACGAACACACAGGTGACAAGTACAACATGGGACTATTAAAAGAATTACTAAAAGACAGAGAAGTAAACAAAGATGCTCCAAAAGAAAAAGAAAATGCAATGAGCAAAGATGAAGTTGGAACACCAAGTCCACTTACAAAATCAACTAACCCACACCCAGACCCAAAAAGGAAATAAGTTATGGAAATGATCGATGTTTTAACAAAATTAAAAGAAATAGCAGAATCAAAACCTGAATTGGTGAAAGACGCAGTGGAGAACGTTGAGAAGACTAATCCAAAAGTAGACGAAGGTAAAATGAAAGACTACCTACACAGTGAGGCAGAAAAACTTTCAAGAGAAGAATTTTTAAAGAAACACGGTGAAAGCCTAAGAGGTTTCTACAATGCAATCAACGGTGATGAAGATGACGACAGTATCGCCGCTGGAGAGGGTAAAATGATGAAGAAAGAAACTGTAAAAGAAGCAATTCAAATCTTAACAGATTCGCCAGAAGAAGCATCAATGATGATGCAAATATTAAAACTTGCAGGTGTGCAACCAGTAGATGCAAAAATGATTGGTGCTGATGAACCAGAACACGATCACAGTAGCGACGACGCGGCAGGTTCAATGGACATGGCAAGGATGAGAGATATAGTAAAGAATCCAGAAGACGAGCAAAAAGAAGAAACGTTTGCCAACGAACCTGAAGAAAAAGTACAAGACGTTGACAGTTTAGTTAACAAACATTCAGGTGGTTTAAACAGACAGAAACAGCAGTTTCCAAAATCCCAAGACGGAGACAATGCTATGGCGGTTGCTCAGGAAGACAAAATTACTGAAGAGGAACTTGCAAACAGTTTGAGAACACAGTACGAAAGTTTCAAACAAGCATACCAGGAAGCGGCTAAACCAGACTACATTGACTTAGACAAAGATGGTAATAAGACTGAGCCAATGAAAAAAGCGGCAAAAGACAAAGAAGCAAAAGAGAAAAAATAAGTCTTTTCCTAGAACCAATCTCCTATTAAATACTACACTATGGCGTATGTATCATTAGATAGCGACCAAATAAAAAAGGCGCATAAGAAACACAAATACACAAAAGAGCAAGTTGAACAACTTGAGAAGTGTATGGACGAGAAGACTGGTCCACTGTTCTTTATGAAAACGTTCATGAAGATACAACACCCCACTAAAGGAGAAATGGCTTTCGAACCTTTCGCTTATCAAGAACGTTTAATCGAGGCATACAACAATCACAG